GAAGATCTTCGTGATAAAGTAGCAAGAGCATGGTTATCAGGACAAATTAACGAGTCTCCCACAAATGCTTTAACCAATGTTTTATATATTTATGAGCAATACAAAAGAGGTGTGCCGTTTGATGAGGTAAAAGGAAAAGGTCTTCCTGCACCAACAAATAATATTAAAAGTATTATTTATGGAAGAGATATTGAAAGTGGTATTGGTCCAAAGATTGCTGATTTTATTGATGCGGGCGAAGGTTTAGAAACGCGTTCCATTATGAATAATGACAAGGCAGGCGGTTCGCCGTTCGTGGTCGACGTTCATACAGCAAGAGATACAGGAATGGTAGATCCTACTTATTTAAATAAACTTCGAGAACTTGGTTACATTGTTCCAGAAAATATTAAAACTGATTTTGGTGCGGGCGGTATAGCAGGAACTAAATATGAAAACAGATCTTTATTTGGTCAAGATCTTACAAAGTATTTAAATGATATAAACTGGAAAGGTAAGAACGATTGGATACCTGCAGAAGTTCAAGCCATTGGATGGATGAACTTAACAAAAATGTATGGTGAACTAGGCACTAGTGGAGATATTGATATGGCTCTTAATAGAAACTTGCGTCGTCTTTCTATGGAAGTCGATCCTGGTGAAGGTTCTCCGTGGTTCGTGGAATACGGAGAAAAATATAATGCCTTACCTGATGATAAAAAATTTATAGTAAACGAAGAAGTGACAGCTAAAGCAATTGAATATGTTAAAGAACTTACAGGTGTTGATTTTAGTGGAACTGTTCATGGTACAGGTGGTTGGGAATTATATCAAAATCCATCAACCGTGCAACAAGCTTACATGTCAAAAGAAACCGCAAAAGACGCGGCAGCTAAACTTGCTTACATGCTTAATCAAACAGAGGTATGGGTTAATACTGCAAAAGAGCTAACAAAGAATCCTAATCATTTTTCTTTAGATATTGTTGAAGACGGGTCAGAAAATCTACGTGATAGTGACACATTAAAATCTTTATTTGAAAGAATTATAAACGCGGATCCTAATGGTTTATTTCGTGGTTATCAACCTATAATAGTAGACGGAAATGCAGGAATTCGTATAATTATAGACAAAGAAGCAATTAAAAATTCTCCTTTAAAAAAAGCAGATATACTACCTTATATTCAAGAATTTACTCAAAATCAACTTAATGATATTACAAATGATTTGAATTTAGATGCTAATACGTATATATCTGAAATAGAATTAGAGAAACTAGTTAACAATTGGAAAAAGGATAAACAAGGTGGCGGTTTTAAAAACAACTTTAGTGACGACTCCTCAACAACTTCCGAGAGTGGAAGCAGGCCAAACATCTATAATTATGCAGAACAACTTACGAAGTTCTTCGCCCAAATCCTCCAAAGAGAATCAAAAACCATCCAAGACACAACCAAAAAAATAACAAAGAAGAAATTAGGGGGACATGTGGAGATACCAAAATTTCATTTTGGTGGATTTATTAACGTACATGGGATATAAAAAAATATGGCCGAAAATAATATAGATCAAAAAATACAATCTGTTGTTGGTGAAACGATTGAAGACGCAATTAAAAATGAGGAACCTGTTGAAATAGAGATTGTTTCTGAAGAGGTTACCGTGTCCGACGAACCGCCGTCCGTGGAAAATGATTTTTTTGCCAATCTTGCAGAAGATATGGAGGAAGATGAATTAGGACGTATCGCCGCTGATTTGTTTGACGAATATGAAAATGATAAATCATCGCGTGATGAATGGTCAAGAACATATACACAAGGTCTTGATCTTTTAGGTTTTAAATATGAAGATAGATCTAAGCCGTTTCAAGGAGCAAGTGGCGTTACCCATCCTTTATTAGCGGAAGCAGTTACACAATTTAGCTCGACGGCTTTCAAAGAAATGATGCCGTCTGATGGCCCTGTTCGAACACGTGTTATAGGAAAAGAAGATGTTGAAGTGTATCAACAAGCGCAACGCGTAAAAGAATTCATGAATTATCAAATTACCAATGTTATGGAAGAGTACACTCCTGAGCTTGATCAAATGTTATTTTATTTACCGCTCAGTGGTTCTACCTTCAAAAAAGTTTATTACGATGGGCAGTTAGGGCGCGCCGTATCAAAGTTTGTTCCTGCAGAGGATTTAGTGGTGCCTTATACGGCAACAGATTTAGATTCTTGTGAGCGCATTACACATGTAGTGAAGCAGTCAGAAAATGATATTCGCAAAAAACAAGTAGCAGGATTTTATCGTGACATTGATCTTAGTCCTTCTTCAGAAACAACGTCGTACAGTTCTGCAGACATTAAAGGAAAGATAGATCAGATAGATGGTATTCAACAAACAGGCAGTGCCGATATCATTACTTTATTAGAAATGCATGTTGATCTAGATTTAGAAGGATTTGAAGATAAAGATAAATCAGGAGAACCAACAGGTATTAAACTTCCTTACATTGTTACAATGGAAGAGCAGTCGGGAAAAGTTTTATCCATAAGAAGAAACTATGATGAAGGTGATGAATTGTACAAAAAGAAACAGTATTTTGTTCATTATAAATTCCTTCCTGGTTTAGGGTTTTATGGGTTTGGATTAATACATTTAATTGGAGGTTTATCGCGAACCGCGACACAATCTTTACGTCAATTAATTGATGCAGGAACATTAGCGAATTTACCTGCAGGGTTCAAGACACGTGGTCTACGTATAACCGATAATGATCAACCTTTACAACCAGGTGAGTTTAGAGACGTGGATGCTCCTTCAGGAGCTATTCGTGAAGGCTTAATGCCTCTTCCTTACAAAGAACCTTCTCAAACATTATTTGCTCTTTTAGGTTTCGTAGTACAGGCAGGACAACGATTTGCTCAGATAGCTGACATGCAAGTTGGTGATGCAAATCAAGGAGCACCTGTTGGAACGACTATTGCATTATTAGAACGCGGTTCGCGTATCATGAGTAGTATTCACAAAAGAATGTATTATGCGATGCAAAAAGAATTTAAATTACTGGCTAATGTTATTCAAACATATTTACCTGATGAATATCCTTATCAAGTTGTTGGAGGAGATAAATCTATAAAACAAATGGATTTTGATGAACGTGTAGATATTATTCCTGTTGCTGATCCAAACATATTCTCTATGGCACAACGAATTCAATTAGCACAAACACAATTACAACTTGCCACATCAGCACCACAATTACATAACATCAAAGAAGCTTACATGAGAATGTATGAGGCTCTTGGAGTTAAAGATATTGATAAAATAATGAAACTAGAAAAACCAGAGCCAATGAGTCCTACAAAAGAAAATCAAAAACTTATAGATAGCGACAAGATTGAGGCATATGAAGGACAAAATCATGATGCACACATTCAAGCTCATATTACTTTTGGACTATCTCCTATTGTCAACATTATGCCACAAATTGCTGTTGATTTAAATAAACACATATTGGAACACGTTTCTCTTAAAGCAAGAGAGACTGTAGACAAACAAATTCAACAAGCAGAGCAAACAATGGGTCAATCAGCTCAAGGAGGTCAATTAAGTGAAATGAAAGAAGCTCAAGTAGCTGTTCTTGAAGCACAGTTTTTAGCAGAGACTCAACAACTGCAATCACAAATGAGTGGAGCTGGTCAACCTGATCCTGTTATTCAATTAAAACAACAAGAACTACAACAACGTGCGATGAGTGATCAGGCAAAATTACAAATTGATCAAGCGAAACTTGGTTTTGAACAGCAGAAATTACAACAAAAAGACAAAATTGATAACGCTCGTATTGAATCACAAGAAGATATAGCTCAATTAAGAGCTAATATTAATCTTAAAAAACTTGATGCACAAAGAAAATGATAACTAGCCCTCAACAAATATTTGACAATTTTATTCAAAAAATAGACTCTTTTGTTAAACAAAATGTGAATTCTCCTACTTTAGCCCTAATAATGGCAGAGGCATTAATGGTAAAAGTAAAAGAATTGTTTGATGAAAAAGGTTATTCGGAAGAGCAGACTTTACTATTTATAAAACATGCTTTACAAGAATTAGATGAAGAAAAACCAACAATACATTGAGGCAAAAAATGAAATTTAAAAATGCAAAAATGACTACTGTTTCTGCAAAAAATCCTTTTCCAACAATGAAAGTCGGATCGGATGCTGCAATGACTTTCCCTGCTTTTGTTGTAAAAAACAATAAAGGTGCAGGTCCAAAAGGTCAAACAAGCAATGCGCAGATTAAAAAGGTAGCATTCAAAGGCGTAAAATAGTATACTTTTTTTACTAAACCAAAGGAGGTTTTATGAATCTACTAAAAGATTTGTGGGAGCATTTAAAAGAATGGTCCGACTGGAAAATGAAGGATTGGATTAAGGCAGGTATTGTTGCTATTATTGTCCTTTTTATTCTAAGTCAAATGACAGGAGCAGCTTAAAAAATGCTAAATTTAATCGGCGGTTTATTAGGTGGAGGTCAAGGCGGAGCTTTGAAAACTATCACCAAAGTCGTTGATGAATTACATACTTCAGAGGAAGAAAAATTAGATAAAAAAATATTGATGCAACGCATTCAACAAAAGCTTGCAGAAAAGCAATTAGATGTTAATGCAAAGGAAGCCACCCATCGTAGCGTATTCGTTGCTGGGTGGCGAC